TTATTTTCTACCACCTGATCCGGAATCAGGACAGTACCATTTGATCTCATTGTGTTATTATTGGGAGGCATTTACACATTTATCCTTATAAATATAGTTATTATGTTATTTATAAAGGAATAATGATTTGACTAGAGGTTACTCAGGAAAATTTAGGCCCAAGAATCCGCAGAAGTACAAGGGCGACCCGACAAAAATTACATACCGAAGCTTGTGGGAGTTGAAAGTATTTAGGAGATGTGATGAGCATCCTGATGTCATTTGGTGGCAATCTGAGGAAATAGCAATACCGTATCGCAACCCTGCGAAGAATAAAGGTACTGGCGGACCTGCTAGATATTTCCCTGATATTGTGCTGAAGAAGCGAATTGGTGAAGACGAGTACGAGACAATAATGATAGAGATAAAACCTAAGGGCCAAACAAGACCACCCAATCCCTCCAAGAAAAACAACACGCCGTCAGGTAGAGTTTCTAGGCGGTATTTGAATGAAGCTGTTGCTTATTCTATAAACCAGGCTAAATGGGACGCTGCTATGATATATTGTAGAGAAAGAGGATGGAAGTGGAGTATTATGACGGAAGATGAGATTAAGCCAGGGAAGCGTTAGTTTCTATCTTGCCCTTATAAATATATAGAATACGAAGGGATAAACAATTGGCGCAAATTTTCGACCAAATTTTATTAAAAGGAATACGAGCAGGGCAAGTTCCTGCTCGTAGCTCAACCGCACGTCAGTGGTTTAGAGAAAAGGCGAAAGATGCGGGAAAGGTAACAGAATCCCAAATTTTAAGAGGAGATAAAGATCGTCTCAAAAACAGAACTGCTGTGGGTAGCATGTATTTTTTCACGTATGATGCTAAACACAAAAAGACGATGCCTTACTTCGACCGCTTCCCGCTTATATTTCCAGTAGGCCCAGCAGTGGGTGGTTTCTACGGATTGAATATGCACTATCTTCCTCTGCCTTTAAGAGCTCAATTGATGGATGCCTTGTATGAAGTGACTAATAACAACAAATATGATGAAACTACTAAATTGAAAATATCATATGGTATTTTAAAGAGTGCAGAAAATATGAATATGTTTAAACCTACATTCAAAAGATATCTATCAAGTCATGTCAGAAGTCGCTTTGTCAAAGTGCATCCTAGTGAATGGGATATTGCTCTTTGGCTAAACTCAGATCAGTTCGAAGGCGCGAGTAGAGCTTCTGTTTGGGCAGATTCGAAAAAAATCATCGCGGGTAAAAAGCCCAAAAGGAGATAAGCAATGACATTTAATGTTGCAGATTTTTCTGCTAAAGTAAATGGCGGCAACGGATTAGCAAAAAATAATCTATTTGTCGCAGCAATACATTCACCGAGTTCGATGAATCTTGCGATAGAACGTGACCTTCTTTTTCTTTGTAAATCTGCTTCTATTCCGGGCATGCAAGTTGATACAGTTCCTATACTGACACAAGGCTGGGGAAGAACGGATTTAATGCCTACTGTTTTTACTAAAGAAAATTTATCTCTTACATTTATGGTCGACAGTAACTTTGCGGTCCAACAGTATTTCCATAGATGGATGCAAACTATTGTGAACTACAACGAATTAAATGGTTTACAAACTGAAGATCTTTCGAACGGCAAGTTGCCGTATGAATTTGACTATAAAAATAATTATGCCGGAACGATTGATGTTGTAGTTTATTCCGAAAACGATAAATCTGATAATGCAAAGACATACACATATCAATATGACAAAGCATTCCCTACTTCGATAGGACCACTTGAAACCTCTTGGGAAAACAATGCCGAAATTATGACAGTTACGGTTTCGTTTGCTTATTCTTCGGTAGCAGTATCAGGAATGCAAGAAACCGTAATTTCAAAAAGAGCACTAAATGCGCCTTCGTCGGGTTTTGCTTCCGGCGGGTTTGACGGATCGTTGGGCGGAGCAGCTTCAAATATCGGTCAATTATTCTACAGATCTAACAACATACAAACTAATATAGATAATATATCATCACCTATAAATAGAGTAATAAATGCAGGAAATGAATTCATTTCTTCTATCAGGCGAGTATTCTAATCATGAAGGAGCTATATAATGGCACTACCTAAGTTAAATAAACCACTATTCGAAATAAAAATTCCATCTACTGGTAAGACCGTAATGTATACGCCTTTCACGGTAAAGGAAGAGAAAATACTTTTAATTGCCCAGGAATCACAAGAATCAGATCAAATGATACTTGCAATCAAACAGATTTTGACTAATTGCATGGTCGATGTCAACATTGATAATCTTGCGATATTCGACTTAGAATATCTCTTGATAAATCTTAGAGCACAATCTGTAAACAACATGTTAAGTTTCAAAATCAAAGATCCTGATACGGAAGAAGAGATTGAACTCGAAATAGATATTAACGAAATCGAAGTAAAATTTAACGATGCGCATGTAGATAAAATAGTAATAGATGATGACAACTATCTAACTATGAAATATCCGTCTACTAAGCAACTGAAGCAGATTATAGAGCTATCCCAGAAAAAAAGTACCGAAAAAATGTTTGAAATGATGACTTCTTGTTTTGACATAGTGGTTTCCGGCGAAGATGTTCACAAATTTGAAGATTACTCGAAGAAAGAAGTAAATGATTTTGTCGAAACCATGTCTTCTAAAACCATACAGGAAGTTAAAAAATTCTTTGAAACTATGCCCGCAATGTATTATGAAAAAGAGTACAGAAACAGTAACGGCGATATAAAAACATTCGTAGTAAAAGGCACAGAAACTTTTTTTATCTAACGCTAGGTCATATAACCCTAGCAAATTACTATAGGAATCTGTTTACACTTGTGCAATATTATCAATATTCAATTAGCGATGTTGAAGATTTAATGCCATTTGAAAGAGATATTTTTATTGATATGCTGGTAGAATTTATAGAAAAACAGAAAGAAAGCAATAGCAAATGATAAACGACAGCATAGAAAACCTGGAATCATTTCTGGAAGTATTCGAAACTATGAACTATTCACTCAGTGCGAATGTGGGTAAACTGGTTGGCATACAAGAAAAAACAATGGCTGATGCCAAAAGTTCACCAGCAATACCTATAGCAGACTCAGAGGGGTTTGTTCCATTTCAGAGCACGCTTGCGAAAATGAACGGCTCTTTCGAGCCTGTACCCAATCTCTTGAAAGATATCTACAATGTACTGGACGAGCAGTTGTTTATAACCAAAGAAACGGTCGAAGATCAAAAGCGTAAATGGGAATTAGAAGGTGCAAAGAATACCTCGAAACCGATACCGGAAGAAGAGAATAGACCTGTCATAATCCCAAAAGACGACAGTGAAGGTTTTTTTGCTAATATATTTGGCGGTTTGAGTTTTGCGCGGATATTAGCAGGATTTGCCATAGCACCTTTCGTTTTCAAATTTGCTCAGGGGTTTGTCTCATCTATAACTGATGGACTCGTGGAATTGACTGCAACAAATCTCTTTGGCCTAGCAGCTATAGCAAAATCAGTCACTGGCATCTTTAGCTCACTACCAGGCGCCGATAAAATCGTAGGGCTTTTTAGATCCTTTGCTGCTCCCATTGTAAGAATCACTAATATGTTGAGTTCGATAGCAGGTTTTGTCGGACGAGCATTCAGTATGATACCAGGCACTGGCGTCATAAAAACACTACTCGGAAGACTTGCATGGCCTATAACGGTAGTACTTGGGTTTGTAGAAGCATGGAATAGCTTTGCGGAAACCGATGGGGATTTCATGGATAAATTTAGTGCCGCAGTCGGTGGCTTCTTTGCAAGCGTGATAGGCGCGCCACTTGATCTTCTGAAAGATATTGTCGGGTGGGTGCTTAGTAAATTCGGGTTTGAAAATGCAAGTGAAGCTCTTGCCGAATTTAGTTTTAGCGACAAGATAAGAGAAATAGTCACAAGTGCGTTTGGATTTTTAGGTTCTGTTGTTGATTGGATAACTGACAAATTTGCATTCTCAACCGAAGGTACTGTATGGGAGGATTTCTCCATTCGAGAAATGTTTAATGATGTCATGGAAGATTTAAAACAATTTTTCGTAGATCTATTCGACTTCTTGCCGTCACTTGATGTTGTAAAGGCTCGTCTTCTGTCTATATTGCCGGAATGGATGCAACCAGCGTCAGTAAACGAACAAAGATCTACATTGGAAAGCGAACTTCAGAATGCAATAGCAGACAAAGAACTTTATGATAGCGCGCCCGAAGCAATACAGAACAGGAGAGAAGATCCTCAGAGAGAAATTGATAATCTCAGAAATCAGTTATCAGAACTGCCTGAATTGGCTAGAGGCGGGATAATAAACGCGCCGGAAAGTGGTGGACTTGCAATGCTACATGGTGCTGAGATAGTTGCGCCGCTCAATTCGCCACAAGGCCAAGCACTCGCTGCGATGAATGATCTAATGAGAGTTGCTAATATAGGAAGTCTTGCCAAGAGAGACTACGTGTCAGCAAACGCGCAACAGGGCGCGATAGATCAGAGCAGAGCACGAACTGCAATGATGAATATCATGCCGCAGATGGTCAATACGACTCCTGTTACTAATAACTCAAACAGCACCACGATTATCAACAACATGAGTCCGTCAAGATCACTCGACGATCCTTCTATGCTCAACTAAAACTAAGGGCGATATAAATTAATATATCGCCCTCGAATACTGTTTCTACACTTGGCAGATCAGCTATTTGTTTTTATTTCTTTTCTACGAAATCATAGAATTCTTGTGCTTTCTTCAGCAACTCTTCTACAGAATAAAGTTTAAATGAATTTTCAAACTCTTCTTTGAAACTTGAGGTTTGGGCTTTACCCATTTCCTGCATCCTGTTTGCATAGTCGACAGTCAATTCCGTCTGCTTATCCATATAGTTTTTAGCCATTTCAAGAACATCTGCTCTTATTTCAAAACCATTTTTATTTGTCATATCATTTCCTTCTGTGTGTGTATGTTGTAGTGTTTAAGATTGACCAGTGGAACCCAATCCGCCTTCGCGGTCTGTTTTTCTTTCTGGCTTCGACTTACGTTCATTGAGTTCATATCCCTTCAATGGTGTAAGTTGTGCTTGAGCAATACGGTCACCACTGAAAATAGTAACGGGTGTATCACTCGCGTTGTAGACCAAAACATATGTCGGGTCTACATAATCACTGTCAATGACAGCAACTCCATTCGCCAACATAATGCCATATTTAAGCGCCATGCTGGAACGAATAAAGATTTTCATTTCGTGATTTTTAGGAATATCAAAAATCAATCCCGTAGGAATCAATGTACGAAATGCTGGGTGCAATTGAATGGAAGGTTTGCCGCTTGCAATTTTTGATGGTATTTCCATAGAGCGGTTATGCGGGTTATATGCTCTGACCTTATCACCAATTTCAAAATGAGCCCTCAGATCAAAACAAGCCGATCCTTCTGTGGCAAATTCCGGTATTTGTGCGTTTTCCGCGTCACGATAAACTTTCATATTAATATCCTTTTTTCAATCCGATTGTATATTTGCTTTCTAGAGACCATTGATCTTTTTCTTTGAACGCAATTATTTTGACTTTATTTAATGATGCTACAGGTTCTTCTGATTTTGAATGATCTACTATATCTAGTAGGCTCCATTCAGCCAGGAGATTTACAATGGTGTTGCGTCTTGCAATATCTTCATCCCCTAAATTGTCTATTTTACCATCCAATATGAATAGTTCTTTGAAGTGTAAAATAGCATAGCGACTTTCGTCTGTTACTTTATCTTTCTTATGAAGTATATTACAAGATTGATAAAGAATTTTATCTTTGCGAGAAGCTATACCCATTCTCGTAAGTGTTTCTTTAATCTTAAGAAAATTGTCTGGAGAAGGCAGTTTAATCTCAACCCCTTGTCCTCGAAATAGATTTGCTTCCATGTTTTAATCACTCTCATTGCTATTGTTTTTATTTTTATTATTGAGGCATGTGCATTATTATCACAAATCTATTTATTAAAAACTCGAATTCAAATCTATTTCTTCTTTTTCGACTTTCCTTCGACCTCTCCAGTACTATTCAATTCTCTTAAAGTTTCAAGATTTTCCTTTGAAAGAATTTTCATATAACCCTTCGCAGCTTCAACACCTACATTGTAAGTTTTTCGGATCATATCAAGATCTTCATTCTTTTCGAGTTTGTGCCATTTCGAGAACCTCTTGCGCTTCCTTAGAGATGCCATATAATACTCATACTGCGCAGCTTTCGGAATATCAGGATACATATTCAACTCATTAGCATATAGAACTGTATCGGGAAAATAACCAAAACCTCTATTTACCATATAAGCATTATATTCTTTTGCCGCATCAGGGTTCCCCTTGATGATATGTTGTTTGGTCTCAGATACTGATTTGATGAAATCGAACGGGTTGAGTTTTTTTGGAGCAGAAACGAGTTCCTCTTCTTCTGCAATTTCCTCAAATGGTTTAATATAGTCATTAGCATTGTTTGGCATGTGAATCCTTAATATCATCTAGTATCTGTGCGCATTTTTCACACACTTTTATTGAATGTTTACCTTCCGCAGTATTCATCACTATTTCCCACATCTTTTTTTCGGGTACTTTCCTTTTACACCAACTGCACTTGGCCATTTTTCTCCGAAATATATTCATGATAAATCGCATGTTGCCATTATCTCAGTAAAACAAGCAACAAGATTTAACTCTTGATCAGGAACAGATACATTTTGGAATTGATATTTACCTAAGAGAATAACAAACTCCGGCATTTCATTCATAGGTACTTTTTCAAGACCAGTGTTAAACACACGGCGAAAAAGATCTGCGATGTTTTGATCTGTATTATCCGCCACCCACTTGCGCATTTCAGTGAAGTTTTTGTCCTTTAAAAACTCGAACAGTTGGTCTATTGATTCTTGCTTGAAGTTAACGAAAATGCCTTCATCAATTTTACCAGAGGCAGAGTAATTTTGCAACTCGTTAAGAATGCGGCGGAAGTCAGGAAAGTGCTTTTCAATAACTTTTGCTACAACTTTTTGTTCGTACTCGATACTTTGCTCATCAAGAATTTTCAATACCCGCTTAAAAAACTGCATTGCAATTTTTGTTTTCTCTGTCTTATTAATAGAAAAATCAACTAGAGAAAATCTGGATTGCAGAGGTGTAATGATACGATCTTTGAAGTTACACGTGAAGATAAACCCACAATTTTTACTAAACTCTTCCGAGAAAGAGCGCATGCCTGCTTGCGTGTTTGCTGTGAGGTAATCCGCCTCGTCTATGATAACATACTTGCGACCACCTGTAAATGAAACAGATGATGCAAAGTTAGCAATCTCGTGTCGTAGTGTATCGATGCCTCCGTTCAAAGAACCGTTAATAAGAATATAGTCACATTCGAGTTCATTTAACATTGCAACAGCGGCAGTTGTTTTACCAGTACCGGGACCGCCAGAGAGTATCAAATTTGGAATGTTTTTATCATCAACAAATTGCTGAAATATTTTCTTTGTTTTTTCAGGAAGGATTGTTTCTGAAATATGCTGTGGTCGGTATTTTTGCGACCACAGCATTTCATCGGCAGTTGAAATCATAATATAGTGCCTTTCAAAGGTTTCAGGTTATTCTGTGTATTCTGCTTCGGTATCTTCTACATATTCTGCTTCATCTTGATCTTCCACCGGTGCTTCCACCGGTTCCGCTGGTTGATTGGCCTTGACGAATTCAGCAAGTTTTTCACGAAGTGAACCCACAGTAAGAAGTTCATTTCCCTTGAAAGCGCCTCGTTCTGTGCAGATATCAATCACATTCACCATGTTTGCGAAATCATTGAGTTTCATTTTAGTCTCCTTTTTCATAAGTTGATTTTGATTCGATTGCGATAAAGTATGTAACCTTATCTGATTTAAACCTAGAGATGCCCTTGGAAGAAAGTTCTACTTCATATTCCAGTGGCATGATCTGGAGGTTTTCTGTTTTGATGATCAGCGAAAAAGTATCATTAGTCTCGCCAAGTTCTACACCGAAGGAATCCGCGGAAGGATTAGCACTGTCTATAGCGCGAAGATAACAAGTTCCATCTTCCCCGACAAAAGCAATCTCTGGTAGTTGAAGCACACTGGTTGCCTTAAGTACCTTCGAAAGATTTTCTGGGGAAAGTGTAACAGTCATATCCACGGAAGGCAGATTAATTTCCTTTTCCGGTGGTGTGATGATCATCGATGGATCGGCATAAACATATTTAGTTTTGCTTTTGCCTTCAGTAATGGTAACAAATCTTTCGCCGAAGTCAAGTTCAGGTGCTTCGTGCATAGAACATACCGACAGTAACCGAGGGAGATTATAAATCCCTGCTTGTTGAGGAAACTCATCTTCTACTGTCGCGATTGCCATTACTGTTTTTTGAGGGCTTATGGTTTTTACCACGTTCCCTTCCTTAAAAACAATCGACTGATTAATAGCCGAAAAATTCTTAAGAATATTGACCGTATCGTTGGATAGTTGCATTCATTTCTCCTTATGCATATTATAAATTATTGGGGGGGTAAGTTGTTATTATATTATATCTAGACTTGAATGTCAAGGCCTAAAAGCATGTTTCTTCTTTTTATTTTTGTTTTTGTAAAATTTCTCATTCGATTCATTTGTTGAAGTTGGCGAAGCATCAAGAGAAGCAAGAGCACCCATGGAGCCTCTATAAATTATACTGCCAACATGTTGTATCTCCATCCACGGGCACATATGAACTTTAATATCTGCATTTCTAGCGTTGCGACAAAAGAAATAATCTTCGGACAGATATCTTCTACTGTCAGGATCAATTTCACAATCGAAATATGCCATGATTTCGCGCGAGCCATCAAAATGTTCTGTACGGGAATGGTCGGGAATGTATTTCAACTCTGGATATGCTTTTTCATATTTTTCAAATACACTGCGAGGTATAAGCATAAACCCGGTACCGCCTTCAGCAACCTCGACTGGTTCATTCAATTTGAAAGATTTTGTGCCCTTAACTGGATTGAACACGTAGTCAGCCGTGTAATGTTGCAGATCAAATGGATTATCTGCTTTTCCGTTCTCGACGGCTTTTTTTACCTTTTCCCAAGCAATAGATTTCTTAGGATAAGGACCAGTTACGATATCATATTCATCCGGTCGCGATGTTTGTATAGCGAGCAATGTCAAAACATCTTTAGCGACGAAGCCAATATCCGAATCGATGAACATCAAATGAGTACAGTTAGATCTCAGAAATTCATCTACTACATAGTTACGAGCGCGCTGGACGAGACTCTCGTTGAACAGATAATAGAAACACAACTCGATGTCATATCTTGCGCACATGGCGGACAAATCATTTGTTGATTTAGCAAATAATCCCGCGCAATTTCCTCCGTACATAGGGGTACCGCAGAAAATGGAATATTTTTTTAGTTCTTCTATAGTTACTTCTAAATTCATTTTTCACTTTCTCATATAAGTTTAAGGTCTTGCTCTGCTCTCAAAATTGCTTGTATTCTTAAAATGTCTGCAAGTATGTCCCAAGAACTATCATGTTGCTTGAATTTAGCTTCCCAAGCCTCGTGGTTATTTATAGGGATGAACCCATTTATTTTAGGGAAATCTAGCTTTGCGTCAATGAAAGTTCTCGTATCACGGACTTTCCAGTGCGGCAAATATTCATTTATGATATGAGTCTTATTTTGTGATTCGAAAAGACGCCACAGGATAATGGGATCGAACGCATTTGATCTGGACCACCAATAGTCAATTTTGCCTTGCTTTGACATATAAGAAATAAGTTCGCTTGTAAAGTCGCTCACGGAGCGATCGGTACTTAGCGGCTTAATCATGTCTCTGACTTCTTTTGACTGTTCTTGCCAGAATTTTATAGTATCACTATATACCTTTGAACCATACTTGTCAACCTGTTCCTTCACAGAAAACTTAAATTTCTTCATATCTTTTATTGAAAATTGAGTATATGGAGTGCTTGAAAGCATCTTCTCTGTATCAAATACAAAATATGAACAGTCAATTACTGCACAATCTTGTGTTTTTGTTCCCATAGTTTCAAAATCTAAAACTAGACCGCGTTTCATGTTATAATATTCCTTCATTTTAAAGTGAGAGTAGTTCCAGTGGCATTACTATTTATAATATATTTCGGATTAGCTTCATCAGTTCATGTCTAAACACCGTCTGCTCAGTTTCCCCCATAGGTCCTTGTGATTGGCAAAACTCAATCAACATTGGGTGGTTTTCTAATTTCAATGGGTCGGACAACGTTAGAGGGTTGTAATATTCAAACCCTACATCATCATCATACATATCATTAAATCTTCGAACATCATCATGTTCTACATCGAATGCTTTAAAGGTCATCTGTCATTTCCTTATTTCTATCGTAAGTTTCTCTCCACTCTGGATATTCATCACAGAGCAACGCCCAGGTAAGTTTTGTGTTAGTGTGAGTGGCTTTTTTGTCCCATATTATCCACATATAACTTATCATCCCGCCAATTTGATCATTCATCTCTACTGCTTCCAGATCAGTGCAACCGAAATTGATCCTGTCAGAAAGAAAAATGATTTCAGTGGGAGGATTATCCGTGAATATTTTATTTCTTTTCTTTCCTTCTAAGAAGGTCAGTCGAACAAACATAGCAACGTAATCATATTCGCTGACTGCCTTTTCTGCAATTTTTCTCGGGAGATCTTTATGGTAGGGCGGATTAGTCACCAAGGCACTATAGTCTATAATCTTGGGTAAATTCATCACATCAACTGGTGTTAGTATAGGAACAAGTGCATCTTCGTAGTGGTTCAAGTCTGAACAAAGAACATCATGTCCTTGGCGCATTAACTCGACAGCAATATTGCCATAACCTGCACACGGTTCTACTACCTTTTTCGGGACGTTCGAATATTTACAAAGTATGTACGTCGCAAGTGGAGGAGTTCTATAAAGATCATTCTCGTTTCTATTCGGGTCGTTTTTCTTTACGCCCGAATAGATACTTGTGAGATTTTTAGCGGTCAATCTTCTATACCGTAGTTTTCAGTAAATTCCATACCGTAGTTATTAGTTTCACCGTAAGGAATTTCAACACCAGGTTTCAGTATCAGTTTGGTTTTCGCAAACCCACCGTAATCGACATGGTGATGCCATCGATCATATTTCCAGACAAGTTTAGCAACGTCTGGGTGCATATCTACTAACATTTTCGATTTGTTAATGGTGCCGGAGGAATTCATAGAACCACCTCGCCAATTAGTTTTATCTTCGACTTCACCTTCTGCGTGGTAAAATTCGGCGGTGTTACCACCCTTGAGAAGCTGTGTTCCCATCTTACCTTGCAGGAAAGCATTGAACTGAAGTGTAGCATCGCCGTCCTTGAGAACTCTAAGTGACAGATCAGTATCCTCGTTATATCGACCTCTCCAACGATGTCTACAATTATTCTGTATGAGCAATGCGGAGTATATCCGTGTATTAGCAACATAAGGAGGATATTTTTGAGTATTTGCACAGAAGAAATAATATTGAGGCCCAGCGATCATAATATTTTCATATCTGTCAACAAAGTCTTCCATGGCATTAAATATGGAACCTGTCATTGCACGATATCTGTGGTTCAAATGCAACCGGTAAAAGTCTTTAATGTTATCATCAAAAACCCAATGACGCTCGGCACCCATAGATATAGAATGATCCCATGCCCAGTTACGAGCACGCCCAGGTCCGTCACCGTGATTCGAAAATGGCGCCACAAGAAGAGTTGCGTAAGGATTAATTTTGAAATTTTCCAGTGCTTCGATGTAATTCTGTTCGTCTTGAGGTTCAATGATGATATAGTGAGGTATCTTCAACTCTGCAAAAGTTCTGGAAGTAACCATACTCTCGTGCCGGCCCTTAGAAATGATATACATAGGATATTTGGGAATTGAAACTTCACCAATCCATCGTTTCGCCAAATTTACACTCTTAGGTATTTTTGGGAAGTGCATGAATTTAGTTTTATCTGTGACGGTATTCCCCGTCAGTTCTGCGAACTTAACGAGATCAGCATCAGTTCTGATCTTTACATATACTTGCTTGTAAGAGTCACAGTGCTCTTGAGTAAAGTCAGGCATCCCATGCCAATGTTTCATCCATTCTTTATCTCCGACATATGTAGGATCGTCTTCAAATCCAAGATGCGAAGTAACATTCTTCTTCTGTTCTGGTGTTCTTCGTTTAGGTCTGATGAGATTTATGTCGATGTTTTCGATGCGTGTTTCGTCGTCAGAAAACAAACTGTTTTCGCCCTCAAGTGGGAAATATATGTCGTTCATCTCATATGGAATGACTTGACCAACTCGGTTGCAAAATTCCAAGTGATCTTCGATGTTCCAAAGATGCACTTTCATTAATCTCACATGATCTTTGGGCTTCTCTTTTTCCAATTTCCTATCATGAAAAATTGGAGTTTCAATAGCTTCTTCTGTAAATTTATCAAGAGCTGTTCGGTATATATCATCTTTATTCTTAGTTTCGTCTAAGTAATTATCGTAACCGGAACTTTCAGGAATTAAGTCTGTCATTATGTCTTTAACCTCCACTTGTGCATTATGTAATTATATATCTTATTTATGAAAATGTCAACCGTTATGTGACTGTTCGAACCTGTTTAGAAATTCCACTTTTGCTTTAGTCGGCGACCAAAATCGAAGTTCTACATCAAGAGGTTCTACAACTCCTTCCCATTCAAAAGACGCCGGAGACATGTTTTGTTTCGCTTCTGCAAACAGAATAGCAACATCCAGAGTTTTAACTTCTGCTGGCATTTTCAAATCCAAATCATATTTTTCGCATATCTTATTCATCAAATGAGTTTCTATTTCTTTATAGTTAGTCAAAGATGG